GCGTGATGTGGAGGTCGGGACGACCCTTAAGGAGTTCTCCAGTCCGCAGGTCGACGACACCATTCTTTACACCGAGAAGGTGGTCGTCGCTATCCCAGTCGTCAACTGGCACAAAGACACGGGGGTCGGAGGTACAGCTGTCAATAGCCGAGTTGAGGCGAGCGTTTGACTTAGTCTGCATAGCCCACTTCATGACCTCTTGCTTCTTGTTGGGGTCGTCGTAGTGAATCACCTCACTAGCGATAGTTACAGAGACACGCTTCGCCAACTCACGCAACTCGAGGTTCTCAATGTCGTTCTTCCAGTGTGTCCCAGACCACGTGTACCACCCAAGTCCAGGAGTGTAGCGAACACCCTGACCAAAGTTGTCAACGATACGACGTCCGTTCCCGACGTCAGTCAGCGAACGCTGTCCAGGAATCCCACCGTCTTCGGGGTTTACAGCATCGGGGTCCTTGGGAACATCGATGTTTCCCATAGTTGAAGCGCCCATGATCGACTCACCGTTGTGGACACCGATGGACACCATGCCACCAATAGTTCCGTCTAGTGAGTAGTCGACATCGTCGTCAGGATCGCTGGTTGAGACAGGAGCAGTGCGCGAAGTTAGTGCTGAGGTATTTTGAAACCCACCAGCAATACGGGCAGCAGCCTCTTTCTCCCAATCAGAAATACCAGTCCAGCCCCGCGAGTGCTTAGGGTTGTTGTGTACAAAGTCAATGGCTCGACGAACATGCCCGAGAAGTCCGGTTGCTCCTTCGAGTTCGAGTGGGGGACGAACCTTTTCGTAGTTGAAACGGATCATCATGTTTTCTACGGCCTGACGGCCCAGCTCGTCTTGAGGGAACTTGTTGGCAAGGGCGCAGGACATAGCGTAGATAGTTACGGCACGCTCGCCCTCCTCAAGACCCTCCTCAAGAAGCTTGTCCACATCAATGCGCTCGCCCTTAAACTCAAGACCGTCAAGAGCGGACCAGTCACCAGAGCCGAGGGACGTCGAGCTCCGCATTGAAGCAGTACGACCACGTTTACGCAGAGTGTCGAGTAGTTCATCAGGAGCATCGGCCATGTGGATTTCCCACGGAGCGTGCCCGGGCTTCCACCCATACGACACGCCTGAGATGTGATTAGAGGGATGAAGCAAAACATAGCCGTTGTGCTTGATGTCAATACCGGGAAGCTTGGCCGCCCTGAGGTTGCCAATCAGCTCTTCCTTGAACTCACACCTATAGAAGAGGTGTCGTCCGCGAAGGATCTGTCCCTTGTAGGTGTACTCACCAGTAATGGCTTCTACAGTTGGGGGGAGTGCCCCATTAACCAGTTCCTCAAACTTGAGGAATGATTCAAAGCCACCCGATCGAGGGTCAATGTCGATTACAAAAAAGCCCGAGTCCCGGCAAGCAACGCCAATGTTGTACCGGGACTCGGCGCGCCACCACGACGAAATCTGGTTGGGATCGGTTGTGGCCTGATTGGGCCAGTCGTAAATGGCAGGGTGTTTCCCAATGTCCTTGGGGTCAGAGTGCTGACCACCACAGGTGCATCGTCCACCCTCAGTAACCCCATGACAGGGAAGAATTTTCCAGCCTAGGCCCGTATACCACGAGGCCAGCTTTTCCAAATTTTGTTCGTCGCTCACCGTATTCCTGACTATGCAAGTGTCCCCACTCTATCTGCTTCTGTGTCAAAAGAGAGTGGAAAGACCATAGTAACACGAAAACTCGCCTGCCACAAATGGCGGTAAAATAGACTTAATACACAAATATTCCGTCGTATTACAGCTACCGAGAGGCTGACGGATAGCCCTGTCTGCCCACTACCAGAAAGTGTATCCCACATGAAAGAAATCACCAAGAGCATCGTGCTCCGTTCCATCGGTATTGTGCTGATGACGTTTATCCCTGGAATGGGGATTGGCGCTGTCGCAGCTGGTGGAGACTGGATGATGGGTGGCATCATTGCCACTGGCACATCATTCGCAACCGTTGTTATCTACCTCGGTGTCGTACTTGCTTGGTCAGGCAACTGGTCCGAGACCGACGTTCAAACTGCTTTCCGTGCTGCTGCTTCTAAAGCTGCCGAAAACAACGAAGACGTTCAGGCCGCACTGGACAACGTCAAAGAAGAACAGCTCTAAGTAGAAATATTCCATGCGCTTACCGAGAAAAGCGCTGGAAGTCGTAGCAACGACTAATGCGCTGATTGCTTCAATTCTTGGCGTTGTAGTGCTCCCACTTGTGCTACTGGCTTCTCCAGCATATTCATACCCCACTCCTCAGTCACAAGAGGAGTACAACCGATATGTCCGAGAAGCCGACGCCAGAATTGAACAATCACGCGCAGATCTCGAGAGCGCTCAGGCCACCCTTCTCGATGCCTCCTCCGCTCTAGACTACGCACAGACACAGTTAGCAGAGTCAGAAAATACTTTTGCCCAGACCACACTTGACCTCGCTCTAGCCGAAGTTTCCTACGACTTGGCTTCATCAAATCTTGACATTGCTCAGAGCAACTATGACAACAATCTTATCCCCGACCCTAGATCGCTGGGTGAAGAGCGGATTCCAGGGCTCCGAGCAGATATCTACAATCAACTCTCATCCCCCGACCCCACCCGCGCAGACAACATATATAACTTCTGCAAGACGGTGACGTTCACGCACATTAACCATGAATGGGGTGATGGGGACATTGAGGGGTGTGGAGGAGAACGCGTGATGATTCACTACACCGGATACCTGACCGTTCCCGAGTCCACGCCATACGGATACGACTTCCTCAACATGGCCGACGATGGTTGGTACATGACCCTCGATGGGACAATAGTCAACGACAACTGGGTGCTTAAAGGTTGTGGTGGTTGGTGGAGTCAAAAGTATCCCCTTGAGGCTGGGAGATCATACCAACTTGACGCTTGGTACTACGAATGGAGCGGAGGGGCTTGCTCTACCCTGTATTACGACAACGGATACAGCTGGGGTGTGATTCCAGCCGCTTGGTACTCGCAGAACGAGTATTCCGATACAACTTATATACACGATCCTGCGCTCCTCGTCATCCTCGAAGAAAAACAAGCTCTGCACGATGTTGCCGTCCTCAACTTATCTACAGCCCAAGCGGCCAACTCGTCGGCAGAAACTTCCTACTTTACAGCGTCAGAAGTGTACGAGCAGTCCATCGGAACTAAAGCTGTCGCTGAGTCTGCCATACCTCCGCTAGAAGAATTCCTTCAGCTAGCTCTCGATATGCGCGCTTCGATTCAGCCGTACATTCCCTAGATCGAACCAGAACCCCCCCCCACCCCAGACCCAGAACCTACCCCCGAACCTACAGTTGAACCGACTGTAGAACCAACTCCTCCGACCGAAGAAGAAGTCATGGAGGAGTTGTGGGCGGAGGCAACAGCTGACGACATTGTCGTCTCAGAAGAACTTGCGGCCATTCCAGTCCTCGGTAGCGCGATCGTAGCACTGGCAGATGCGATCAACTTTGTTGGCAACGTGGGTGCCGACATGACTCCCGAGGTCCGCGAGCAATCTGAAAAAATTGTTGTCTCCGCCATCATCGTTACGCAGATTGCTACACAAGCCGCAGCAACTGCGACCATGGCTGCTGCAGCCTCTACATCTGGATCCTCGAGCGCAGGAAGGAGGAACTAGTGAAAGGTTTTTTGAACGATATTGTCGGACAACTTTGGACACTTCTCGGCATGTTTGTCGCTTGGGTTGTACTCGAAGGATCGGCTAAAGAAGTAGTCGGATGGTGCATTCTCGTGTCTCTCGGCATTTGGATTGTCACCTACAGGCTCCGCAACCCCAAAGACGGCAACAAGTAATCGCGGTAAAATTGAAGTACTACTACCCTGTCAAAATAGGAAAGAGAGCAAAATGACAGCACCCGCACAACAGCCAATTGATGGCAAATTGGGCAAAAAGTGGAAGGTAACTTCCTACATGGGATGGCGTATCCACCCCGTCCTGAAAACAAAAAAGCATCACAACGGTACCGATATCTGGGCCTCAGCAGAACCTTGCTGGATTGAAGCACCTTACGCAGGTAAGGTTATTGCAGTTGGGAACAACCCCAGCGGTTTTGGGAACAGCGTCACGCTGCTTCACAAAATCAAGGGACAGTGGTACACCACGTTGTACGCTCACATGGCCAACGGTTCAGTCAAGGTCAAAAAAGGCCAGAAGGTTGAAGCCGGACAGCCTCTCGGAAAGATGGGCTCAACTGGTATGTCGACTGGTAAGCACCTCCACTGGGAGCTTCACAAAGGTAAGGCACACATTTGGAGCGCGACTGGCGCAGGTTATATCGAGCCCGTAAAGTTCTTCAAGCGCCTTATTGAGTGGGAAGAATCAATTGCTTCTGCTCCCATCGAGGCAAAGCCGACCGACCCCGTTGCACCTGCACCAACGCACGATGAAGCAGGAGCAAAGGCACAAGCAGCACTGGACAAGGGTACAACCCCCACAGTTCCAGTCAAACCAGTAGCACCTGCACCCGCCAAGCCGGGAACAAAGCTAGACAAATAATTAAATAAAAATGGAAGGCTATTGGATAACTAATGTCCCCTGATCGCGACCCAACCCCAGGTGAACTCCGAGTCATGCTCGAGCACATTACCCGTGTGCTCGAAACCATGCAAGCTCAGATGGCCACCCGCGAATTTGTCAACCTCAAGTTTGACTCGTACAACGAGCGCATCACGAGGCTGGAACGCGATCTCAAGGATTCAGATATCGACAATGCCAAATCAGTCACGGAGTTAAAAAAAGACGTAGCCAGTCAAATCCGTGAGTCGGATATCGAGCGCCAATCAATGAGCGCCGATATCCACTCGCGGATTGACGACATCATTGAAGACCAGAAAATACAGCGACGAACGATTGACGGACAGCGTCATAGCAAGAATCAGGCAATTGGTATTGCCGTCTTGGGAGCCGTCTTGAGCATCCTTGTGGGTATCGTCACAAATATCTTCGTCTAATCAGCATTAGTCTGGTAGACTTTACCTCAAGTATTACAAACACTTGGAGGTTACTGTGTCAAATGCGGATAAGGTTCGAGAAGTACTTGAAGGCCTGAAGTCTCGCCAGTGTAAAGTTGCACAGTGCGTCGCCGAGCAGGACGATGAGACTACAACTCTTCTCAACGAAATTATGTGGATGGCGAAGAATAGCAAAAACCGCCCCACTAACTATCAACTGGCTCAGGCGCTTCGTACCCTCGGATATGAGATTTCTGACGCAACCATGGACAGGCACCGTCGAAAGACGTGTGTCTGTTTTGCATATTCAACAAAGGACTCATCATGAGCGACGAATTAAAAAAGACCTTGTCTGACTTGGTCTCTCCCGGACAGAATGGTTCGGACACTAAGCAGACCGCAACTCCTGAGTCGTGGCGTCCCCGAGTCGAGCTGGGACCCGATGGTGGGTTCATAATCTCCACCGCAAACGCCGAAGGTAACACTCCTGGTGCTGAAGAGATTCTCCGCGAGCGCGGGCTTGATCCTGCTGAGTGGCTAGTGACATCTGTTCGTAAAGGATCGTGGCAGACGTTCCACGGTGACTGGCTTGAATCCGTCCGCGTTAACGTCACTCCCGCCCGAGGAATCACAGAGCGTGACTTTGATCTTGAGGATCTTATTGATCACATTAGGACGTGGCGTCCCGAGAAGAGAATTAAGACTGCTACTGGCACTGGAGCCTACGCTCACGTTGGTGCTGATAAGCAGATTGGTAAGAAGTCTGGCTCTAATGGTACCGACCAGACTGTGAGCCGCATCCTCGAGGGGACTCGACGAAGTCTAGAACGATTCCAAGGTCTACAGAGAATGGGCCTCTCTATGGGAACCATTGTTCTTCCTGAACTAGGGGACCACGTTGAGGGAAATGTCTCCCAGAATGGACGTCTCCAAGGGCTGGCCTCATCAGACCTCGGGCAGACTGAGCAGGTTCGCGTTGCCCGTCGTCTTTTGCTTCAGCAAATTAAGACTTTTGCTCCGCACGCTGAACGACTGATTGTCCCCGTAGTCAACGGAAACCACGACGAGGTAACTCGTCAGGTTGCAGCAGACCCAGCAGACGGTTGGAACGTCGAGATTGCATCGGCAGTTCAGGACGCTTGCGCCGAAAATCCTGCCCTCCAGCACGTCGAGTTTCGATTTCCTGCCTCTGGGCATCAGACACTGGTTACTGAAATCTCCGGAACTCATTTGGGAATGTTTCACGGACACCAGTTCTCCCGCGACGTCGAGAAGTATCTCAACGGACAGGCCATGGGCCAGACAGCTCTGGGCGGTGCAGACCTTTGGATCAGCGGTCACTACCACCACTTCAAGTCACAGGACGTTGGTTCTCGCCTCTGGGTTCAGGCCCCTACAGTTGATCCTGGCTCAGACTGGTATCGAGACCGCACAGGAGCATCTTCGCGTCCTGGCTTCTTGACACTTGTCTTCGGTGGAGACTACGATCCCCGGGAGTTCATTAGTATTCTTGCAGTGGACTAACTTAGTCCATACTGCGAACGGTAGCCATCCACGGAGTTTGCGCTGGTTCTACTGATCCACGTAAACGCACAACGTGTACAGGTCACTGTTCGTCTTACCGTCCACCGTCCTCCACCAGGAATATCAATCTGTCCGGTGTGAAGGAACTCTGTATCTGCATTGCAATACAGGCAGTACGGAGCTTCGCCCTTCTTAGTTCGACGCACCTCGCGCTCATCTTCAGTGAGACAGAGGACGTCGCGAATCTCGTCCTGTGATGCGCCGCCCCAGACTCCCCATATCTCTCGATTGTTGAGGGCCTTGGAGAGGCACTTCTTTCTGACAGGACACGACATACAGAGAGTCTTGGCTTGCTCAACCTCGTCCTCATTGTCTGAGAAGAAGAAGTTTATCTTTGACTTATTGCTCTCCTGAGCACACGCAGCTTCATCTAACCATTCTTGTTCGTCATCAGACATCAAGTCCAACCCATGTTCCTACTAAAATTGTGTCCACTAAATCTCCCCGAGAAGTCCACCCTTCGTGGTCGCACACTTGTGGCTCATCGTCGCCGTCGACGTAGCCGAAATAACCTTTGTAAATATTTATGATGTCGACTACGCGGTAGGCTTCACCAAGTCCATCGACAAGGCCACTTCTTTGAACAGCGGACACCAGCCCGCCAAACACTGTCTCGTGATCTACGTCTACAAACTCTTCTGTATAATAGATTACTCGATGACGAAGAGGGCAGTGATGGCCGCCCCATTCCATCCAAAGAACTTCACCGCGACGCTCCAACTAGACCACACGCTTTTCGAGCTTGCTTGGCGGAAGGTGTACGCCATCTAGCAAAGGCTTACGGTCGTCGTCCGATCGGAAGACAATGTCTCCATAGCGAATTCCGACAATCTTTCCGCGTCTTCCGTTGAGTCGAACTCCTTGATCGCCTGTAAACGCATCTGACTTGACGCGAATCAGGTCGGCAACCTTGAGGTCTCCCGGACGAGCGTCTACCCAAATCTCGTCCTTATAGGGCTCTAGGACCGAGTGGCTTTGCGCGAGGTGCTTGAACAGGGTAAGGGCTTCTTCAATCTGTGCTGGAGTAAGCGCATCTGTGGCAATGCCGTCCCATGCCTTCAAAAGCGCGACAGTCAATTTACCCACAGGGATACGAACTTTGGCTCCTGCCATTTGTTCGTCTACCCAAGAAAAGTCTACTTTAGACATTGTTCTCCTAAGTTAAAGTGTACTTCTATTCTACAACAAAATAGACCCAAACTTAGCGTTTGGGCCTATCTTGTTGCTCACCGATTAGAAAGGAGCGGAGGGGAGTGCACCAGGAATGGGAGGTGCACCAACCGAAGCAGCAACGACTGGGGCGGGGGGAGCCACAGGAGCGCTGACAACGGGAGCAAGAGCCGGAGCAGGAGCGGCCACGGGGGGCGCAAAAGCAACGGCGGGGGCGGGCGCAGATACAGGAGCTGCGACGGTAGTCGCAACACCGGGCTGTGTCGAGATCGGGTAAAACATCTGAATCTCGTTGTTGATCTTACCCTGGTAGTCAGCCTGAGTAACCTGACCACGGAATGAACGACCAATCATGGCACGAGCAATCGTGTCAACGTCGGGGTTCTGAGCAAAGAACTCTTGAGTGAGTCCGAGTGCGCCCATCTTGCGGAAGAACATACCAAGAGCGGTAGGGTTTTCCGTGACGAGGACAAGGTTGTTCCACACACGACGACGCGCGTGAGGACCATCAATCACCTCAGTGGTGATCTTCCACATATCGCGGCCACTTTGGGCTTTCTTATATGAGGCTTCTTTGATGGTGAGGTTGTAGTCTCCTACGGGAAGGGGCTCAAAGGATGTACCGCTCTCAGCGGCTTCCTTAATTATTTCTCCCCAGTTGATCTGTGTCACTTTATCTCCTTAGTAATCGGGTTTTGTTACTGGTCCGCACTCGGCTGAGTACGGGGTCCGAAAATCAAGTCTAGCATACGCTCGACGCCAAGGTCACCCTGTTCAACAATTGAACCGAGTCGGCCTTGTACGCGCTCGCCTGCTTCGAACTTTTCCGTGCGCTCAACGTACAGACGGCGAACCTTGTACGGTGGTTGCATGGGATCGGGATTCGGGAATGTCTCGTTAGACAGGTAACCAAGGATGTCGTAGAAATACGGTGCCTGAGTTTTGAGCTGTCCTTGGAGGTAAGGGTGCATGACACCTTCACGCTCCTGAGCCATTGCCGTGAGAACGACAGCCTCGAGAGGTGCCGTCGGGTGCGAGGTGAGGTCACGAACGTCGCGGAGGAATGCTCCCATACGACGCAGGATTTCGCCCCACTGTTGCATCTTGACCGCATCCTGTCCTGCAATGTCGGTCATGTACTTGTCCTGCAACTCCGAGATGGAGTCGATGATCAGGGACTTGAACTGGTGCTTACCAGCCTGAAGCCACTGATAGGCCTTGAGCACAACGTGGAGATCGCGAACGATCACAACGCAGGTGTCCCAAGTTCCGTCAGCTACTGGAGGTTCTTCCCGCATGGGGTCCCAGTACTTGACGTTGATGGGAAGGAAGCGGTGGCCGCCCTCCACATCGAGCATGAGACGAGGATAGGGTGCTGTGACGGCAAAAGTGGACTTACCCACCTTTGACGCGCCATAGATCATCATCGTCAAAGAGCGCTGAATTTCAGACACTATTCACTACCTTTCAGGTCGTCTTTTCCGTAATATGCATACGGGTCTGCAACTTCGTAGCCCATTTCCAAAGCTGACTCTGCGGCACTTCCATCATCGATGAGAGGGCAGATAGCAAAGAATTCGCACTTCCACTTGCAGTCCCGGTTCGGACGAGGATAAGCCACTGCAAAGTGACTTTCGCCATTGTCCAACGCATCTTTAGTCTTTATCAAGTCTGATACTACACCATGAAGTCGCTGCCAGAAGGCTCGCAACGTGTACACATTGTGTCGTACTTCGAACTGATCGTAGAACGGAGGCTTTGCAGCAGCAGTACGCTTTACCTTCTTAAGCAGGGTAAAGAGACCACCTTCGCTTCGTTCGTCCGTGTCTGTGTTTTGAGCATTTTCCAAGAGCATGTAGGTGAGGATTTGCTCATTCATGTGAGCAGTTTCACCGAACTGAGTAAACGACCCGCCCACCGTCTTGAAGTCGCGGAACATGCGAACACCGTCCGCCTTACGGCGAACTCGCATATCCAGCTTGCCCTGAAGTTCAACGCTACCGTCGAACATTGGCATGGTCAGGATTTCTTCCGTCGAGATGAACTCGAGGTCGGCGTCAATCCCTTCCTCCTCGACCCAGTCGAGGTACCCTTCGAGCATGATACGACCGAGGTCGGCTTCTGTCTCAAAGTCGCTTGTAAACTCCGTCTGAGCCTCGACAAGCTTACGCTCCTCTTGAACAAGGTTTGCGTAGATGTCAAGAAGCGGAGAGTCAGTCGAGTAGTACTGGTCCAATGCCTCGTGGACACGAGATCCAAGAGCCAAGGGGCCGCTGTACTTCTTCTGCTTTGGCTTCAAACGTCGGTAATAGGCCAGCCACCACTTACGGCGACAGTCCTTGTACGTCTGAATCTCCGAGTTGGAGAGCGTATAGATTCCTTCTGTCATTTGTTTGTTCCCTTACTTAGGTGGTGCCGGAACGAGTCGACGCTTTTCAGTGTCGAACTTCTTGGGGTGCTTCTTAAATGCCTTGCCATTTTGACGATCGTTGTTACGAACGCCAGAGGACTTTCCTCTTTTCCCAGCCACAGCTTTACCCTTCTTTGAGCATCTTGAGGAGTTGCTCCTTGTCCTTGACAATCTGTTCGAAATTGTCGGACTTTGATTCTAACACGTCAACTACGCGTTCCTGCACAGTTCCGCCAGTGACATAGTCAGTAATGATGATCGAGTCGTGAATCTCAGAGCCAATGCGGTGGACGCGGTCGTTGACCTGTCGATCGTCAACGAGTGACCACGGACGTTGCAGACGAATCAGGCGACGAGCTGCCGTCAGGGTGACCCCAACACCGCCTGCTTGCGCCGTGAAGAGGATCCACTTAGTGCGACCAGACTGGAAGTCGTCGATAGCGTACTGTCGCTCATCAGCGGTCTGAGCCCCTGTAATGAGGCCGTGAGCAATGCCCTCTTTGGTGAGGCGAGCACTCAGCAAGTAGATCAACTGACGAGACACAGCGGAAACCGCAACTGAATCGTCGCCGAAGTCAGCGTTCTTAATGTCGTCCATCAAGGCATCAATCGTGCACGACGGCTCGGAGAGAATCACGCGCTCCTCGCCCGAGGTCTCATCAATTTCTATTGTGGCGTACGCGCTCGAAAGTTGGAGGAGGCGCAGAGTCTGGGTCAGGACTGAGGGTGCTGTGACAATGCCACCGTCCTCAATCTCAGCAATCATTTGCTCTTTCATATCCTTGTAAGCTTTCTTTTGCTTGGCCGACATCTCGACATCGCGACGATCGACAATGACTTCAGGAAGCCACGGAAGCACAACCTGCTTGAGCATACGACGCATGCGGGGGTTGATTGAGGCGTAGAACTCGTCCTCCATCTGAGGCTTGACACCGAGAACCATCATCCCGCCGAAAGCATTGAACATGGTATCGACCATTCGGTCAATCCAGCGAGTACGGCTTGGGAATTCAGTTGGGGCAAGCCAGTGGTAGATCGGCCACAGGTCGACAACATCTGTC